CACTCGTCTTTCCACGAAGACTTACTTCCTTTAGCCATTTCCAAATCCCAGTCAAGTTCGCCAGTAGCTTTCTTTTCCATGATTGTAGCTTCAGCTTTAGCCCGTGCAACTTTTGCCCCAGTTTCTGCTTTAGTCTTTTCAACTTTTCCATTTAACCACGTTCCTGCCAGTTCAGCAACTGGCCCTATCAACAAATTTAACATTAGCCTCTCCGAAATCTAGCAGTCTTCTTTGCAATACCTTTAGGCTGTTTTACAAACTGTTTACCTGCTGCTTTGCCTTCTCTCTTAGCCTTAGTTGTAGCAGCATACTCTGCACTTGTCAAGGACTTTATTGCTTTTTCAGGCAAATACCTTTCACCTGTCTTAGCAGATGGCTTACCTGACTTGGTGCGCCACTTCTGTTTTGTCCATGACTTTAGACTCTTTTGTGATTTTGCAAGTGTCATTATTTTTTCTGTGACTTTCTAATCTGCTTGAATGTTTCTTGGATGCTTGGTGGCTTGGTTTCGTTAGGGTCATACTTACACTGAAACTCACGGGGGAACCATTCGTCCATACGAAAAAACAATGTGTCCACCGTATTGTTTACACCGTGATAGACGCATACACGCTGCTTGTCTACCGTAGTGCAACCCTTCAACCTGCACGTTACATGTGTAGGGTCTGCTGCTCTGGCAACTGTACCCTTCATAAAGACTACAAAAGCATACAAGGCTGCTGCACCTGCAGTGACCACCAGTACCCATGCTACAATCTCCACGAACTTCTGCCTACGTTCACGCTGCTTGTAAAGTGTTTCTTTACGCTGCTTACGTATCTGGCCTTCCATTGCCACCAGTGAATCCCACTTAGACTTACCCATAGTCAGGCTTATCCACTGCTGTAGTTCGTATCTTTGTTGCTTTGCTTTTTCTTTATTGGCAAATGCAGTTATAGCTTCTTGCTCTACAGATTGTCCAGCAAACAGCTTCTTAAATATAGGCGGGTTCTTTGCTTCTTTCTCAGCCTGTTCCAAGTCAGACATGGCACCCATCCATCTGGATAAGTCTCCTGCCATCTGTTCTATGTCACGGCCTACTGCAAAACCTTTTTTGATTGCACCAAACGCTGCCGAAGCAGTCGCCATTGCGCTGATGGGGTCCATCTTAATATATCCTTACGTTGTCGGGGTTAACGTATTTAGGTACACAATAAGCTGTTACTCTGTCTTTTGGGTCTAAGTATGCGCTATACTGATAATTACCATACCTCTTTGCTGACTTCTCTGCAAAATAATTGCACTCGTTAATACTACGAAAGTACATGTCGCCACTGACTAAGTTGCGAAACTCTCCTGTGCCTAGATAAACCAGAAGGAGGAATACATGTTCCATATCATTTGTATCCACCCCCTGCTTTCTTATAGGCTGACGCAAGCATCTGCGCCTTACGTGCTGACCACTGTCCGGGTGCGCCACCTTTGCCCCCAGCCTTAATGCGGTTAAACTGTTGCTTTCTCATTCCGGGCTTAGTATAGTTGCCAGCTTCATTAACTCTTGATTTGCTCTTAGGCGCACCGCCTTTCGAAAGGCTAACCGTTCTAGTCGGTTTCTTTTTCGCTGCAGTTTGTGTGGCTTTGGTTTTTTTAGCGGCTGGCTTTTTAGTGACACGGGGCATCTCCTGTCTCCTATCTCGCTGGGTCAAAAAATTCTTCACAGGCAGTAGTGATAACTAGCTTACTAGCTGTACCTGCTGTGCATTTGATAATGTCACCTGCATGAAGATACAGGGGCTTGTCTACAGTAAATATAGACTCGTACGACCCACCCGAAATATTGTGAGCAGTCAACAAGTCATATTCTGCATTATCATCTGCATGAAAAAAATGTAGGCTCAAAGTCACATTACCTGTGTGATTATTACTTACAAACAAATTCTCCAAGTGTGAAGAGAAGTTTGCAGGTACGGTGTACACATTCGTCTTGTTAGTATTACCTAACGCAACTACCTCTGTACGAAACTTAGAACCCGATTGTAATACTGGCATCTCTACTTTCCCAATACTGCTTTCCGTAATCGTGCAGTATTTCTTCGCCCTGTTTTATTTCTTTAAGTGCAAAAAATCTAACAAAGCGTTCGTCTTTGTCATCTATTTCCCATTCTGCATTTGGGGGGTCGCCATGATTATACACCATGCCTAAACCTAGTACGACCATAAAGTCCGTGTCGCCTTCATACGCAGACTGAAACATGTAGTTGTGAAGTATACATTCATCAGCTACCTCATCTTCAGAGACAAACAAATAAGGACACAACTCTATTGTATCGTCTTGAGCATAGTCCTTATCTGCGAAAACTCCGTGACCGTGTAAATCTGAATCCTGTATGTAAGGCATTACTTCTTCTTTTTAGCCATGCCCCCACGCATCATCTTCTTCTTCTTGGCCATCTTAGCCATACCGCCACCACGCATCTTGGTCATTCCACCGCCACGCATTTTCTTCTTAGCCATTTTAGCTTTACCCATTGCCATTGCGCAATCTCCTTCTGTCAAGAACTAAGGCTTCATAAACATCATCTGGAAAGTGTTCGTAGTAATTAGACTTTTCCAGATACAAAGCTGCATCGTCCAGTTTGGATAACAACTGTACAAAGACCATGCAGTAAGATAAGCTGTCATCTGTAACCCCGTCATCGACAAGGAAGTCAAGTCCAGCCTCTGTTGCATCGTAGTTGGGGTGAAACACCATCAGGTGTAAATCAATACCAGCTACGGATGCTAACTCATTGATGCCATCACAGTAACCGTCTAGGTATTCTATGTCTGGCAAATTCTCTTCTGCCCACACTACAATCTCGTAGTCATGGTCGCTGAATGTACGGACTTGTTCCATAAGTCCATCCAGCCCTGTGTTTATGCTAAAGACCACCTTGTCATCAGCCCATGCCTTTCTGGCATAGGGGCAGGGCGGTAGACCATTCAGTTTCGCATTAGGTACTTCTAAGAAATCATTGGACCACTTGCGAATGTCCTGTTCAATCTTATGCACGTCTATTCCGTTTACCTGCAGTCTTAGTTCTAGCAAAAGACCTATTCTGTGATGGCCGTTGCAGTGTTAGATTACCCCGCCTATTGTCACGAGGGTTCCCATTCTTGTGCGCTATATCCTTACCAGCAGTATTTACTCCAGCCTTCTTAACAGTTCTACGTGCTTGATTACGTGCAGCACGATTAACCTTCTGCTGTGGCTTGCTTTGGTAATTAGCGTATTCTTTTTTATAATTGCGGGGGCGGGGTGCCATTACTTACCTGTAATTTTATTGTAGGCTTGCATGCCCTTTGGCCCACTAGCTTTCAATGCTTTAAGGCCGGGGTTCTCAGTTACGCTACCACCAGCAGCATACATGTGCATTTTACCATTAGCCATACCACCGCGCATCATCTGTGCTTTCTTTGCCATGCCACCACGGGCCTTACTTTGTGGCTTTTTAGTTGCTTGCTTTTTAGTTTCAGAATCTGTAGATTCAAAACCACCAGTACGGTCACGTTCAGTAACTTCACTGTAGGCTTCCAAAATCTTGTTAGCTTTTTTAATTTCCGCTTTACTATAGTCATCGGGATTTCTAGTAATCTTGTATGCTTCTGCTGGGGTCATTGTTTATTCCTCTACCATTTAACTTTATGAGACCAGTACTTCGCTGACAGCTTCGTGGTCGGTTTGCCTTGCGCATCATGCCGTGCATAGTACGACTTCTTACGTGCTTTGTCCTTTGCACTCTTGGGATTCTTACCTGCCCCTGATACGCCCTGCTGTCCAAAACGTATAAACTTGTATTTACCACCTTCCGATGCCATCACACAGTGAGACTTCGTTGGATGCTTGGGTGTCCTCTTAGGCTTGTTCACGCCCTTGAGACCCTCTTCCTTCATCTTGTTCTTGACTCTCTCTGGAATACTCACAGGGAAATACCTTTTTGTTTGATAGACTGCTCTACGCACTTGTACTGATACGTATGTGGCACAGGGAATGCCATACGCATCTGTGCTACCATCTCATGCGCCCTCATAACGCATTGACCCTCAGTCTCATACGGACCACGAATATCTTCTGCTTCAATGCATCTATCCGGTGCAGCCATAACACAAGCCAATACTAATGCTGTAAACATTTATTTGTCCTCTGACCAGCCTTCAGCCCTCATGGCATCTTCTACGTGTTTCAATGTGAATGAACGCCCATAGTGTGCCTCAACTGCAGTACGCACGTAGAAGACATCGCTGTGAGGGATATGGAGACGGTCTAGTGTATTTGTACGGATAGCATTGTAGAATGCATCAAGTACATTGTCTGTGTATAGTTTTACGGATTTCTTTGCCATTGTCAAGCACTTTCTTAAATTTTACGGATATATCACTTATGTGTACAGTTAAGTGTATTAACAAAAAAACTTTAAATCATTTAAGTGTTGTAGCTAAGTGTTTTTATAGATTTAACTAAGGACAGTTAAGTGTATCACTTATATGATTCTAGTTATACTTAATTATATCAGAATCTGTCAAGCCTGTCAATACACATTCTTTATCTGGCACCATAGTTTTTTAGTTTATGGGTCCAGTTACATATAGTTGCCTATTTTTTAAGCAGATTGCACATTACTTATGCACATGAGATTGTCTGTTGCCTTTGTGGTTAACACTTCATTTTACTGATCTGTGTGTTTCTACATACACATATACGTATACCCCGGCCATGGCCCCTGCCCGCCCGTGCATGTGCAACCAGTAAGGCCCGATATAGCGCAATTCTGCCAGAAATAAGGTGATTCACATTGCATGCCTTTGTTTTTGCAGCATTTTTTATGAAATGGTAACAGATCACCTATCTATTGACGTTCAAATGTGTGGCAAAAATACAATGTTGTGATATTTCTGCAACAAATCAAAAGACGATGCACAAAAATACAGGAACAAACACAGAACAAACAAACGATACTTTATATATATAAAAGAAAAATACCCTATCCCCTTGAAAACATTACATATTCAAAAAAAGTGCAATCAATCTGCATTTTTATTTGTCAATGAAATCAATGGGTTAATCAGTAAGTCATTGAAAACATTAACAATCTTTTTTGTTGTGTTTCAAATCCGTTTCCTGTCTAATCAAATCATCGAAGGACAACCCGACCAGCCAACAGGCTCAACAGTGGCCCTAAGATAAACGCTAGATAACCCTTGACTGCTAAGGCGACATAGGGCTAGGCTTACCAGACTAGAAGAACCCAAGCCTGTCAGGCTTAGCGCGTGCCTTTAGGGGATAACACGTTACCCGGTCGGTGGAAATCCAAGGGGCTAGGCAGAGAGCATGTAGGCGCAGCGCAGTGAGGGTTCAAACTAGGCCAACCGATAGGCCAATAGAATTCGGTGTAGCTTGCAAGGCTAGGGTTTGCCCATATAGCAAGCGAAGATAAAAAAACCCTTGACTAACGAATTAGACTAGACTAGAGTAAAAGAACAGTCGGGAAGGCGAATTGATCCGACTATAAAGTGGCCAAGACGAAAGACGGTTTAGGTGAGCAGACGCAACAGCAAGCCTCAATTAGACAACATAGGTTAACCGTCTATAAAGAAACGAACTCTCACTGTGACGTGGACAGGGCGTAGGCTACCAGAGTCTGTCAAGGCTAGGAAACTACCTTGAAACAGCACCGGCTACCAAGGCGGCAGGTGTATGACAAGACAAGACCAAGCGTAAATCTCTGGGGTGGTCAATGTGAAAAGGGCGTAAAAGAGCAACAATGCACAAGGCATGGCTGGTATATCTTGACCTTGTGCAACCTAGCATCGGGGGCATGTTAGGTTTCTAAATATACCAACTCAATCGACATTCTATGTTTAGCTGATACCCTAGCAACCCTTGGGTTTGCCGTTGACGCAACACATGTAAAAACTGACGATAGCAAGTCAGGTGAAAATTGAGATATGACAAGATACCGGCGACGATGCGCTAGTCCTTTGTGGGCAGTTAAGTGTTGTCGCCGGTAAATCTCTTGACAGGTATGATTAGGGGGTGTAATGTCACACCCATAACCAGTCAGGTGGTGAGGAAAGTAAGCCACTTGACACCCTAACCAACCACGAGGTGATTATTATGTCTAAGCAAGCTATCAATGTAAATGTTAATGTTGGCTATTGGTTCCAAGGTTCTGGCCTGACTGGTCAGAATTTGTCTGAACATAACGAGAATAAGTTTCAGCGGGTGGCTACCAAGTACAAGCGCAAGACTGGCAACAAGTTGTCCAAGATGCGTTGTTACCGTGCCAGCAGGGTGGGTGCGCGTAAACTCAAGGATGAGTTTGGCACACGTATTCTGTCCAATTCCATCACAACATTCGAGATGCTTTTGACGGGTATCGACAAGACGTTGGATCGCAAGAACCACAATGTCGATCTTGGTGAGTTCAATGTTGCTGACATTGCCGATCTGGCATGTGCGCCAACAGGTGCATCAGCACATAAGACTGACCGCAAGCGCGTCATTATGTTTTGACTTCGTGGGGGTAATGCTCTATCCGTAGGGCATTGCTCCCCCTAACCATACCAACCAAGGGTGATTACTATGGATAAGATGGAATTTTTGGGACTAATGTTTATGCTGACCGTTGCTCCGATTGCTAGTGTGTTCTCTGCAATTATGATTGCACAGACGGGTGGCTATTGGGTGTGGATTGTGGCACTCCTTGGTGCTACAGCTTCATTCATGGGTGGCTGGATTGTCCTTGCCATTGAGTTTATTAGATCAGAGGTGTAATATGTACGCGACAGACAACAAAAAGATTGCTAGGTTTGCACTCAAGAACCCCGACAATCTTGTTCGCATGGCTACCTTTGTATTGACAACGATACAGGCAAGTCTACACTCCACCCACAATCAGATGCTAGACATTGACGTGAATGGCGCGTCTAGCAAGTACCTATGGGGCAACAAACGTGATGGCTATCTGTACCTACAGGAACACAAGGAGGTGTTGTTTGCTGCCATGAAAGCGGCTGTCAAGGCTAATGATGTGGTAGGTGCTATTGATGTGCTGACCAACGTGCCTAATCTAGGCATTGTCAAGGCGGCATTTGTGGCACAGATGCTAGGTTTCAATGTGGCCTGTATTGATAGCCATAATTGCGACAGACTAGGATTGTCACGGTCTGCACTCAAGTTTTCCAAGGGTATCAAGCATGACTTGAAACTCAAGAAGATTGCAGACTATGTGCAATTGACTATTGACACAGGTGGATCACAATACTGGTGGGACACATGGTGTGCCTATGTGGCAGGTAATCGTGCAAACAAAGCACTTGACACGGCCCAAAAAGTAAGCAAGTATCATGTCACTGCTATCATGCAGATGGCATAACACAAGTGAGGTGACAATATGACTGACAGAGAGATGAATATGTACGGATGCACCGTTGCTGAAATCAAAGAAGCTATGAAGGACAGCCATAAACCATTCATGGGTGGCGAGGAAATGCTGGCAATGTCATGGCTGTCTGATGCACAAGAATTGATAGCAATGGGTGCCAGTGACAGAGCGAGACAGAATATCAACCGCGCTAAGTATATATTGTCTGAACGTATCCGCATCATTGATGCACTTAGACAAACAGGTTAAGTAATTCGTGAAGTACCTATGCGAAGCGATAGGCGTTGTCAGACATGCCATGACATAGGTGTAGGCCCGTACTGTTCAAGGGGTGCGACGGTATGGGTTGAAGAAAAAGCACCCCGCCTTATTTGTTATTGAATTTATAGGGGTGAAGTGTTACGGAAGCACAAGTGGTTCCAACCCACTAGGACAGGGTTCAATTCCTTGCACCCCTGCCAATCGGTGTGTGAGTAGGTCTGAAGAAGAACAAAAGCACACTGTTAGTGGGGCGGTGGTTGTTGCTGATGGAAGCGGCTCCCCGCCCCGCGCTTATATATGAGGTAATGATATGACACAACAAGACTTTGCTAGGCTAGAACGCTATCCAAACGGTGACGTTATAGACCTATACAATATCCATAATCTGTTGACAGAGAAACAGATAGACCGTCTGTCAGACGATGACTGGTCTAGGGTACAGGAATATCAAGATGAACTCCGAATGATGATATATGAATTGGGGGGTTGACAATGCGTGATCGCATCAATAGAGTAAATCCTGTGGCCAAAGCAATGATGCAGGGTCGCAGACGCACACAGGTTGTGCCAGACAAGACAAAGTACAACAGAAAGAAGGACAAAGATGCGAGTGAACACAAACAAATTCCGCACCAAGCGGACAAACAAACGCCGGATGACTGACGAACAGGTGCGACGTATCAATGCCAAGCGTGTCAAGTATACGCTGCTAGACTATTGGTTTGACCGCGAAGAACCAGACCAGCAGAGTGTCGCACACCATCTGAACAGGAGATACCCGTAATGCGTAACACATGGAAACTAATCATGGACTGGCGGTACAATCCGCTGGTCCATATCCCTGACAACAACACACGGCACATGGTGATGCAGGTGCTGGCTTGGATGTGGTGCATTATCTTTGCCATGTCTGTAGGCTCTATCACTGTATTCGGTATCAGTGCCATAGCACATGCCCTGCTGATTGCTGGTGTGTTTATCACGGCAGGTGTGTTTGAAACAGCCAAGCGTAAGCCACAGTATTTCGGTGGACTTGGCAGAGGTAATGGGGGTGAGCATGAATAGGTTTCTAATTGAGCATCACCCCGATGCTATCGCTAAGTCATTGTGTGACAAGCACATTGTCAAGATGCCATTGGAGGAAGCGCAGATGCTATGTACTACACTGTGGCATCATGCACCGGAGTATGCAGAAGAACGTGGGCTATACAAGCCTGTGCATCAGAAGCATCCCTGTACCCTGTGGGCTATGGAGAACCGTGCCAATTACCGCTGGGCTTACAGCCTGTACACATCCATGCTGTGTGAGTATCATCACAGATATGGCAAGTGGCATGGTGCTGGCAAGCACAGCATTGCATTGTACGAGGGGCGGCATCTGTTACCAGACGGTGACGTAACGCCTCACCCGCAATGCTTCAGCGGACATGATGACCTGAAGACAGATGAGGACTGGCCTATTGAGGCATACCGTGCCTTCTACAAAGTAGACAAGGCTGCCTTTGCCCGATGGGACAAAGGTGGCAGAGAGATGCCACACTGGATGGGAGAGACAGCATGAAGACCGTGACAGTTGAATTGAAACACCAAGAACACGACATCCTTGCACAGAAGGTGGAGGATTACTTCGGTGGCTGGCATCCGTTTGCATACGGCACTAGACTTGTGCGGCCAGCGTATTATGATGAAGACCAGCAGTGTTGGGTGGCTGTGATATCCCGACAAACATCTTGTGATTAAGGAGAGATGATATGAAAGAGAAAAGCCTAGAAAACATGACGCATAAAGAAAGAATTGCGTACTGGGATAGAATTCGCAAAGAGGAAGAAAAGGATCGTGAGGATCGGATAAGGCAACTTACCGAAGAACAACGTGATGTCCTTGTAAAAATACACAAAGAACTGAATAGTGTTCTTTTAACTGCCTTGTACAATGACATGGGAGGCATTCGTTGTCTCTCTGTGCTTGAACTTCAAGACTTGGAAGATACTATGAACAGGCTTCAGCTTCAATTTAACTTAAAGGGGATCACTTAATGTTTGCTGAAGCACTTGTATGCTTGGCACTCAACGTGTACCATGAGGCCCGTGACCAGCCCTTCATTGGGCAGGTTGCGGTTGCCCAAGTGGTGATGAACAGAGTGCGTGATGACAGGTATCCTGACAGTGTATGTGATGTGGTCAAGCAAGGCCCGACATACTCATGGAAGCAGGACTTTCCTGTACGCCATCGCTGTCAGTTTAGCTGGTACTGCGACGGCAAGTCAGACAAAACACCTGACCAGACAGCATGGCAGCAAGCTATGTTGATTGCACAGGGTGTACACACAGGCAACCTTGATGACTTCGTTGAGGGTGCGACACATTACCACGCAACCTATGTTCTGCCTGAGTGGGCAGAAAGCAAGGTGCCTGTCGTACAAATAGGCGACCATATGTTTTATCGCTGGGATTAGTGCTTGACTGTGCGGATTATTAGCGATATAGCATTAGATCAATTAACGAAAGGAGAATAATATAATGACAAGTAGGACTTGGGGTGCTGCACCAAAAAAACAAGTACGAAAGGGGCCACCACAGGGTGTAGGAGATGGGGGAATACAAAAGTATCAATTATATATACGACGACTTAAATTTTCTAAGATGATGAAAGCTATCGAAACACGAAAGGAGAATACAAAATGCTAGAATATATTCCAGAACACCTCGACTTTGATGTTGAGTATGAGCAGACTAAGATGGATGACAAGAAGTATGTTATCAATGCCAACACAGGCGAATACATTGGTATCGTTGGCAACGGCTTCACCTGCGCATCTCACGGCGACTTTTTCCGTGACGTTATCAACGCAACCACAGATGAATTGTCGGTGCATGACATGCTGGATGCAGAGATTAGCTGGCGTGATGCTTACCAGAATGGCTGGGCTATGATGGATATGCGTCTGCCTAACGTGAATGCCAAAATTACCACTGACAAGCACGAGACTACGGTAGCCCAGCGTATCATTGCCCTGCATGGGGTGAACGGTACATGCTCTAACGTCACCATCTTTGGTGCCATCGACTTCTTCTGTCTCAATGGGCAGATACGTGGGCGGCATGACAAAGTGATGCGCAAGAACACCAGCAACTTCAGCCTTGACAGGTTCATCATTGAACTTGAAAAGTCACAGCAGGACTTTACTGCACAGACAGAACAGATGCAACGGTGGGCTAACACTAGCCTCGCTGGTGTGGATGTGAAAGCTATGCTTGAAAAGCTGATGAAGTCTGAACGTAAAGCAGAGAAGATGAACATCCTGTACAATCAAGAGGTAAGCACCCGTGGCCGTAATCTGTGGTCACTATACTCTGCCTTCACAAACTATGCTACCTACGCCGATGAGCGTAATGGTTTTAAGCAGCATAACAGGGGGCATGATACACAGGCCAAGTTAATGTTTGAGCGTGAGATTGAGGTATCACGTTGGGTTGACAACCCTATATTCAGTCAGGTAGCTGCGTAAATGAAACTCAATCAGATAGCAGATGAGTATTACTTATCTCACGATTTCAAGGAGTTACGAGATGAAACTAAAGTACATTATCGCTACTGCCTTGGTGCTGTACTGGCTACCCACGTTGATGGTGTAGAGATTGGCGAGGTGGATGGCACAAAGCTGTCCACCAAGCAATCTAAGATGGCTTATGACCAGTGGTGTGATCGTGGTATCTCTACAGCAAATCACATTCTGGCGACAGCTAGAATACTATACAACTATGCCCTACGCATGGAACACTGCTTTATTAATCCCTTCACAGCGGTGCGTAGGAGGGCCACACAGCCACGTAAGGTTGTCTGGCGTAGGGAGGATGTAAAGAAGCTACTAGACGCAGCGTACAGCGATTTTAGCACCCGTAACATTGGATTGATTGCGCACATGGCATATGAATGGTGTCAGCGAGTGGGTGACATGCGTCTACTCACATGGGATGCAATAGACTTTGAACAAAAACGGGTAACAATATTACAATCTAAGCGTAACGCACAGGTAGAATTGCCTATCGACGATGATCTACACTGCATGTTGGTTGAACAGGAGCAAGACTTTGGCTTTCAGCCTTATGTTGCACCAAGACCAGCGGCATATCGTGGTGTGTACGAACCATATACTATGTACAAGCTACCGTTGCATGCTCGTAAACTTATGGATGCGGTTGGATTACCCAAAGAACTGCGGTTGAGTGACTTACGTCGTACAGGTGTTACAGAAATGGTGGATGCAGAGGTAGGTATTGGACAGATCATGTCGGTTACAGGACATGCTAACCCACAATCAGTCAAACCCTATCTCAAAAATACATTCATCAGCGCAAATAATGCCTTGACAGCACGTAAAAAGACGTGATATAAGCATTCAACTGCCGCAGCGAACTACTATTATATATAATATAATATACATATAGAAAGGACACATACATGATTAACCCGTATGACTATGATGTTGCTAATGGTGAGACTAAGCGTATGAATTGCCCTGTATGTAAGGGTATTAAGACGTTCAGCATAACCAACAACATGGGTAGTCTCTTGTGGAATTGCTACAAGGTATCTTGCACTGTAGGTGGCAGCACACGTGTTCATCTATCGGTTGATGACATCAAGTCTGGCTTTGCTGGTACACAGAAAGCAGATGAGCAGCCATTTGAATTGCCACCCTATGTGATACCCCGCCGTGATATGTTGTACATGAACAGGTGGTGTGACAGATGGCAGCTAGATCAGGATGAACTTGGTCTTCTGTATGATGTCAAAGAGGATCGTGTCGTATTCCCTGTCATGCATGACGGTAAGATGGTGGATGCTACCGGCAGGACGTTATCTAAACGAATACCTAAATGGAAAAGATATGGAAATAGTGGCTTGCCATATACACATGGTTGTGGTAAAGTCGCCGTAGTTGTTGAGGACTGTGTGAGTGCAGCCGTTGTTGGTTACGGTTCCTTTGTCGGGGTTGCGCTTCTTGGCACATCTCTCCAAGATACGCACAGAAGGTATCTCACACAGTTCTCGACAGCGGTAATTGCACTAGACCCCGACGCATTACCGAAGACATTACAGATGGCTAAAGAATTACGTGGACATGTGTCAGATGTTCGTGTATTGAAACTAGAAGATGACATTAAGTATCGTAACCCGACAGATATGGAGAAAATAAATGGAATTATCACTGATTAGAAGTTTGATGGACAGAGAGTTCTATGACGAACATCGTGGCGCACGTTGCCCTGATCGTCTGTTCAGCAAGGATGTACGAAAGATTAAGCAGACTATCGACACAGCAATGGACCGTTATGAGCGTACCGTTACACCTGATGAGATAGAGGCATTGTTCATGGCGAACAATCCTACAATGACAACAGCACAGAAGCAGGGGTATTCATCCCTGTTTAACAATATCAAGCGTGAGCAGCCAATGGGTGGCGACGTGGCACAAGAGGTATTATCTAAGCTATTTCAACAGGTTATTGGTGAGGACATCGCTAATCTGGGCTTTGATTATGTCAACGGTGACAAGTCTAGCCTTGAGCCTCTGCGTCAGATGCTGGAACAGTATGGTGATGACTTTACGCCCAACCTCAAGGTGGAGTGGGATGACATTGACATTGAGACATTGCTTGCACGTAATGATCTTGAAGCACGATGGACATTCAATATACCTAGCTTGGTACGTAAGGTTGAGGGTGTGAATGCCGGTCACTTGATTGAGATTGGCGCACGACCCAATACAGGCAAGACATCGTTTCACGCCAGCCTGATTGCCAGTCCCGGTGGCTTTGCGCATCAGGGTGCTAACTGTATTATCCTGTGTAACGAGGAAGGCTATCACCGTGTGGGTGCCAGATATTTGACAGCAGCTACAGGTATGACGATGCGGGATATCAAAGCAAATCCATCCAAAGCACGTGATCTATATGAGCCGGTCAAGAACCGTATCAAGATCAAGGATGCCACAGGCCGTGACATGGCATGGGTAGAGAGCATATGTAAGGCATACAAGCCCGACATTGTTCTGCTTGACATGGGTGACAAGTTTGCCAAGACAGGCGGCTTTGCACGTACAGACGAGGCACTGAAGGCTAATGCTGTACACGCCCGTATGATTGCCAAGCAGCATGAGTGTGCTGTATTCTACATGTCGCAGCTATCAGCAGAGGCAGAGGGTAAGATTGTACTCAACCAGAGTATGATGGAGGGTAGTCGTACAGGTAAGGCAGCAGAGGCTGACCTTATGATACTGATTGCCAAGAACCCACCCGTGCAGGGGCAAGATGAAGAGGATATAGAACGCCATCTCAATATTGTGAAAAACAAGTTGACAGGGTGGCACGGTAGTGTACACTGCCAGTTAGAATATCAAACAGCGAGGTATACAGCATGAAGCTAACATTAGATGTAGAGAATACGACGACAGAACGCAACGGCAAGTTGCACCTAGACCCATTTGAGCCAGAGAACTCACTGACTATGGTGGGTATGCTAAGTGACCAACCGGCTATATTGCCCGATGGCACTAAGATAGATGATGAAACAATCGTGGTGTTCGATCACGAGGAAGCATCTTCTCCTGACCAGCAGTCCTTTGACTTAGTGCAAAGCTATCTTGACCAAGCTACTATCATCATTGCACACAACGCAGCATACGATTTACTGTGGTTGTGGGAGTCAGGCTTCAAGTATGATGGCCCTGTCTTTGATACAATGCTTGGCGAGTATGTATTGCAGCGTGGTGTTAAAGAGCCTCTGTCTCTTGAGGCATGTGCTAACCGATATGATCTTGACACCAAGAAGCAAGACACATTGAAAGAGTATTTCAAGAAGGGATACAGCACACGCACTATTCCTATTGATGAATTGTCACAGTATCTATCTGCTGATCTACATGCTACACAGCAGCTAGCTGATAAGCTGATGCTACAATTGCAATCATCCAGCAGCAACTTGATGGATACAGTCACGCTGACCAATCAGGTATGCGTAACACTGGCACGTATCTACCAGCGTGGCTTCAAGGTTGACTTGAATGTGCTTGAGGATGTGCGTCAAGAGTTTGAACAAGAGAAGTGTCAACTTATTGACGACTTGCAATCTCATGTCCGTAAAGTTATGGGTGACACACCTATCAATCTCAATAGCCCAGAGCAATTGTCTTGGGTAATATATGGACGTAGGGTTATAGATAAGCATGACTGGGCTACTATGATTGACCCATACATGCCTGACGATGAGTTCAGACATCTTATATCTACACGCACTCAACGACTATACCGCACAAAAGCTGTGCAGTGTAAGGAGTGTAATGGCAGTGGATATGTACGCAAGATCAAAAAGAATGGTGAGCCTTTTGCCAAGCCAAGCAAGTGTCCAGAGTGTCACACAGAAGGCTATCTGTTCAACCCTACAGATACACTGGCTGGCTTCAAGTTCAAGCCACCTACAGCTAAGTGGGCATCAGCTAATGGCTTCAGCACAAGCAAGAATAACTTGCAATTGCTAGAGGCAGGTGCTAAGTCTAAGGGTATGGATGATGCAGTTGAGTTCCTGTCTAAAGTCAGACGGCTCAGTGCTGTTGATACATACCTGTCATCCTTTGTTGATGGCATCAAGAACTACACAAAGCAGGATGGTATGCTACATGTCAGCTTGCTACAGCACCGCACATCGACAGGTCGTTTGTCTGGTGCTAATCCTAATATGCAGAACATGCCACGTGGCGGCACGTTTCCTGTAAAGAAAGTATTTGTGTCACGATGGGATGGTGGTAAGATACTTGAGGCTGACTTCGCACAGCTAGAGTTTCGTGCTGCCGCATATTTATCACAGGATGGAGTAGCCATTGAAGAAGTTTCTACTGGGTTTGATGTACACGCATACACCGCTAAGATTATTACCGATGCTGGTCAGCCTACGAGCCGACAGGATGCGAAGGCGCATACTTTCGCGCCGTTATATGGCGCATCGGGATATGGTCGCACAAAAGCAGAAGCAGCGTACTACGAACACTTCAACGACAAGTATTCCGGCGTGGCAGCATGGCATGCCAAGTTGGCTACGGAAGCTATCACGACACAGAAAATTGTAACACCATCTGGACGTGAGTTTTCATTTCCTGATGTAGAAAGAAAGTACAATGGTCGTGTATCACACTTCACACAGATAAAAAACTACCCCGTACAATCTTTTGCTACGGCAGACATTGTACCAATTGCTTTGCTTCACATTGATAAACTGCTTGACACGATGAAGTCTTGTGTGGTAAACACAGTGCATGATTCGATTGTTATTGATGTTCATCCTGATGAAGAGAAGGCTGTGCTTGAAGCAATCAACACCACTAACAGGGAGTTGCCAAATTTAATTACCAGCAGATGGGGAATAGAATTTAATGTTCCCTTGTTATTAGAGTCAAAAATAGGACCAAATTGGCTTGACACTAAGGACGTAATTTGATATAACTACGGTTCTAAACGCTAAAGAAAGGAGAATTGTATGACACAATTGACAACAGTAGATACGAATAACTATGCCGCTATGGCGAAAGCTATGGGCATTGCACATGAGAAGACCTCATCATCTTCTAGTTCGCTTGCTCGTCTACGCATCAGTCACGCACCTATCATGGGTACGGCTGAAGTAAAAGGCAAGAATGTGAACGTAGAAGTGGTAGAAGGTGGCGCATACAAGCTAGAAATTCCTGACGGACCTACGCACTACGCTACATCTATCAAGATGCGTCCTTTCATGCAACGCTTCATGCACAAGCGTTTCGTACAGGGTGATGCAAAGAACCCTAATCGTTACGTGAAAAGCGTGATGGCTGACACACTGGACATTGATCTCAAGGACAATGACGGTGGGTTCAACTGTGGTAAACCCGCAGGATACATCAAAGACTTTAAGGCACTCCCGCAATCACAGCAAGACCTGCTCAAGCAGATTAAGCGTGTACGTGCTGTCTTTGGTGAGGTAGAGTTGGTAAACCCAATGAACGAGAATGGTGAGCCTGTTGAGGTAGCACCTACCCCATTCATCTGGGAGATTGATAACCGTGATGCCTTCAAGGAGATCGGTGCCAGCTTTACTACATTGGCAAAGATGCAACGCTTGCCCATCCAGCACATTATCACTGCGAATACCAGTGAGCGTAAGATTCCAACAGGGGCATCATACTTTGTACCTGTGGCATCGCTGGATGTTTCTACAACCATTGAGTTGACTGAGCAGGACCAAGCCTTGTTTGGTGACTTCATGTCTTGGATTGATAATTACAATAACTACATCATCAATGCATGGGCAGAGAAGGCTAACTCTAAAATGGAAGATGACGATGTTAACGTGGTCGATGATCTTGTTGACATTGAAGTCGAAGATGAGGTAGCATAATGCATCACCCTGCTGAACTAGCACTCCATCAATATATGGAGGATGCAGTCAAAGGCAAAACACAAATGTCAGAAGAGACAATAGAACAGGTTTCTTCTGACATTGCCGAAGCACTGCATAAGCAGTTTGGCAGTGGTAAAAAGAGGGGCGACTTTAAATTACGTATGTCAAACGTAGGTCGCCCCACTTGCCAACTCTGGTACGAAAAGAATAAACCAGAGGTAGCTTTACCATTGCCTACAACATTCGTAATGAATATGATGCTGGGTGATATTGTTGAGGCTGTATTTAAAGGCTTATTGAAAGAGGCAGGAGTAAAGTATGAAGAACCTGAACATGTCACTCTTGAATTGGATGGCACATCCGTTAACGGAACATATGATATTGTTATTAATGGGGCTGTGGATGATGTTAAGTCAGCATCTGATTGGTCCTATCGTAACAAGTTTGAGTCATATGAAAAGCTGGCTGATGGGGATGGGTTTGGTTATATAGGACAGCTTGCTGGTTATGCCAAAGCATCTGGTAAAGATGTTGGCGGTTGGTGGGTTGTAAATAAAGCCAATGGAAAATTCAAGTATCTTCCTGCATCTGGGCTTGACTTAGATACAGAAATAGATAAAATACAAAAGACAGCAGACACAGTAAAGGAGAACAAATTTGAAAGGTGTTTTCAACCAGTACCAGAGAAGTTTAGAGGTAAGGAGACGGGCAACAAAGTACTTAATGATGGGTGTAAGTTTTGTGCTTATCGTTTTGATTGCTGGGATGATTTGAAAGAACATCCTGCAGTAATGTCACAGGCTAAAGTGCCGCCTATCGTAGCTTATATTGGAGACATCGTTGTACCATAAAGCATGGAGAGCAGCACGTAAATATGGGTATCGTAGTGGGCTAGAATTAACCATTGCAGAAAAGTTAAAAGCTGAAAAGATCAGGTTTAGATATGAAGCTATTAAAATCGAATGGGAAGACCTAGCCTACCGTACCTATACCCCCGACTATATTCTAAAGAATGGTATTATAGTTGAGGTCAAGGGCCGGTTTATGGCAGCAGACAGACGCAAACACATACAGATAAAAAAACAACATCCAGAACTTGACATTCGCTTTGTGTTTGAGAATAGTAGAAGCAAGATACGTAAGGGAGCCAAGACAACATATGGAGATTGGTGCATCAAGAATGGATTTAGATACTATGATCGCATCATCCCCGAAGATTGGCTAAAAGAAAAAGGGAAAGACAAGCATCCAGATTTTATATGCCACCCTAATTCAACAGTGAAGAGGAGAAAGAAAAAATGAACAAAGATGAATTACTAGACAATTTTAACAACGAAGACTTTGTAATTCGTATTCGGCCCTTTGCTGATGATGATGGTCAGTGGAGTGGTGAGTTGGATATATCCATCATAGCATTCCCCGAAAATCCACTTGATGATGAGGATTATGGAAACATCATGCACTTTACTAAGATGGTATGCGCTACTGTTCCTGTTATGGAACAAGAAGAAAACATCCGTAATATAATGCATGAGTATGTTCTTAAAGTTCTTGACAACGAGATGGAGATTGATGTAGAACTAGAGGAAGAGATGGGCGTTGAGAAAACATATGACGGCAACGTGGTTCATCTTAACTTCAACACTAAGACAGGGGGTACTGCATGAGACATGAAGAGTACATGAAACAAAAACTAGCTGAAGACGAGGAGAAACTTATGGATGACTTTTACATGAAGAATACAGATATGGTCAACAGTCCACCCCACTACAATCAAACGGGTATTGAATGTATACATGCTATTTCTGCGGCTACAAATACAGGCTTTAAATATTACCTACAAGGTAACATACTAAAGTATCTCTGGAGATTTGACTACAAGGATAAGCCTCTTGAAGATTTACAAAAAGCTAAATGGTATTTAGATAAGTTGATTGAAGAGGTGATGGCAAATGGTGAGAGTTAAACTATTCATCACGCTGGACATAGATGAAGAGGAATACCCTATACCTGCAGACGGGCAGGTAGGAGAAGAAATAGAAGATGGCATCCGTGAATACTTTTATGATGTAGAGGGTGCGGACATTAGAACAATGAGAACTATAACGGAGTGAGATATGAGTAATTATTTACCAACAGACTATCAGAACTTCATTGCTCTTTCACGGTACGCCCGATGGAAAGAGGATGAGCAGCGTCGTGAGACATGGGGAGAGACAGTCGCACGATACTTTGATTACATGACCCAGCATCTCAAGAGCAAGCACAAGTATGTCCTGTCGGATGAACTACGTGGTGAACTTGAGCAAGCTGTGTTAAACCAAGACATCATGCCAAGCATGAGAGCATTGATGACCGCTGGACCTGCGCTTG